CTCGCATCGGTATCGGAGTTTGCAAGAGAAAATGCGTCAGCTTGGGAGCAAACCGATTGCACTGTCGGACCTTGCATCGGCCGTACCGACTTGGCTCGCGGCGTATGAGGAAGCCTTCGCTGAGCGCGGGACCCATGGCGATGCGGTGTACGCTGCGGATCGCGCTGTGCGTCGTGCGCATGGGTCGACAGCGGTGACAAGCCAACCATTGATAATGCATAGCATGTCGCCATGGTTTACCTCGGTTTATAATTTCTTCAACGACGTCGCGAATCGAAATCTGGAGTTGTTGTGGAAGGCCGGCGAGGTAACCGGGCGGACCGACATCGCAGGGATGCCGGATAAGGCAAAGCTGAGTAAGGAGTTGCTCGCCGGTGCTGTGTCTGGTGTGCTGTTCCCGATCATGATCGAGAATCTTGTCGAGCCGCCTGAGGTGGATAAGAACACACCTTGGTATCAGAAACTGGCGATGGAGGGTTTTCTAGGTGTCGCGCATCAGTTCCCAGGCGTGCGCGACTTCGCGTCATTTTTGATGGGGAATGACTCTCCGGATGTAGGGCTGCTTACGTCGCTCGCCAAGAAAGCCGGTGAGTTGCCGAAGGATATCGGCGAGGTAGTTCATGATTATAACAGCGGCCGGCATATGACGCGGGAACAAGCTGAGAAAACGATTCGGCATATTGGAGATTTTGCTGGGTTGTTGACTGGCGGACCAGGGCAGCAAGTCGGTCGCTGGGTCGGTGCGGCGTATGGGCTCGCTTCTGGAATCGAGCATCCTCGCGGCCCTTGGGGATGGTTGGTGCTTGGTAGGTATGGAACCTTAAAGGGCCATTCACAGTCCGGTGCGGATTATCTCGCCGGACGCTATGACAGGAGAAGGTGATGAAAGCTTTTGCCCTTTGGGCGCTTGCGCGGCTGCAAGAAAAGTCGACGTATGCGGGGTTGATTGGATTGCTCGGCACCGCAACGTGGCTGTCGCAGGGTCAGATTACCACGGCGACTGGCTGGGTCAGTGCTGCTGCGACGCTGGTTCCGGTGGTCGCGTCGATTATCGTGCAGGAGATCAAGTGATGCGGTGGATTGTTTTGATCGCGGTGCTGTCGCTGGCTGGGTGTTCGACCACCGGGCTGACCACGGTGCAGAAAGTCGAGTTGTCGTGTGTTGGGCTGTCGGCCGGCGCCGAGGTTGCGGTTGCGATTACCAGCGATCTTGCCGGTAAGAACGACGTCGCGAACTCGACGAAAGTCAGCAAAGCGGTTAACACTGCTTGCGGGGTTATTGTCCCGGCGGTCAACGCAGCGTCTGCGGTTGCGAAGTAAGAACAAAGTCTGGCTGGGGAATCAACCCCAGCCTAAACTTTTGGTGCAAACATGTCACAGGATAATGGGTTGAATCTATTTGTGCCCTGGGGGCTTGTTGAATGGGCCGTGAGTGGATTGGGGACGTTTGTGGTTGGCCTTGCGGTATGGGTGCTCCGCACTGCCGGGCGTGTGAATAGGTTGGAGGATCAGGTTAAGGATGCTCGGGATGCGGAGCGCGAGGTACGTGCGGAGACGAAATCGCAACTCGAGGCGTTGAACGCTGAGTTGAATTCGATCGCGCGGGATCTGCCGAGCAAGACCTTTATTGAAGGCCAGTTCTTGTTGGTGAATCAGCGCCTGGACCAGTTGGCCGGTCGGGGAAGGTAGCTGAAAAGAACCTCGCTCCGGTGTGTTTGTCTTGACGAACCTGCCGGAGCATACCAGAGTTTTCCATGATCTCGATTATGCGTAGGATGGAAGTAATTGGGACCCGTTCACGGGCGAAGTGAATGATTCGTTGTTCGGATATGCCGGTGCCTTGATCGGTGATTTTGACGAAGTGATGGATTTCATCCATAGCCGCCGCATCGGCATTGATCGCACCAGCCTTGAAAATATCCGGGATTGAATGTTCGGCCGCGAAGAGCCATTCGCAGGCCTGGAAGAAGTGTGCCTCGGTGAGGACGAGCCCGGAGGATTCGTTGATGGAGGCTAGCATTGCGAGGCGGAGGATGTGGATGTGGCGGCGGGTTATGTAGTGGGTGAGTTTTGGATGGTCGGGGATGGGTGGCTCGCCCATCTTGCGCCAGGTGAATAGGGCGTTGCGGAAGGCTTCGGTGACTGTGAATTGGCCTTGGAGGGAGTTGATTAGTTTGAGATCATGCGCGAGGTCATCCATGCAGGGTTTTGCGACCGGGGCGAAGATGTCGGAGATCACGCGCTCGTCGGAGAAGATCATGATGATGCGGGAGGTAAAGCCTTGGCCCCAGGCTTTTTCCGGCATGAAGCCCATTAGGTTTTGTGGGGTGGAACCTGCGAGCATGTTGACTTGAGCGCGAGGGATTTTGATTCGTAGATCGCCGGTGCGCCGTGCTTGGGAATAGTCGGCTGCGTCGTAGAACGCGGATAGCCCGTCGATCATGTCGGGTTCGTATTTGTGGATGAATGTGCCCATCTCGTCGGCGCAGATGTACATGGAATGGTACTTGACTTCGCCGTGAGGGGATATGACAAACGAGCGCTTGTTCGCGAGAAGCGTGTCGACTACTGAGGCGAAGGTTAAGGAGATTGGCGCAAGAGCGGGCTCGGGAAGAGTGTTGTAGAGTTTGCGGCCAACGGCGATCGCACGGGATTTGCCAACACCCGGATGCCCGATGATGAATGTGTAGAGGTTGGGATAGAGTGGCTCCGAGGTAGTGACCCAAACCTTTTGCTCAACAGTAGCGGCGATTGTGGACAAGGCGATCCAGAGCCGGAAGATTCGTGGTGAGCCGAGATTGGATGTTTGCTCGATGAATGTTCCGATCCAATTCGACAACCGGCGGGTTCTATCCTCGGACATTGATTAAGCCTTTGAGATTCGCTTGGAGATTATCGCGTCGAGAAAGTTGCGGATTGGTTGTCGTTTTCGGGTATCGGGGCCATTGTATGTCATAAGTCCATCTGGGTTGCATACTGGATCATAATGACCTTTGTTCCACCCCACTTCACAATCATAGGGAATTCGGAGCATGCGGCTGTTAGACAGCTGTATGGGAACCACAAGGTTGGCCATGAGAATTGGAATAATGCGTTCTTCATCTTCTTCCTTGTACATGAAGGTTAGCGCATCGTGATCGTGCATGACGATCAAGCAGATTCCCATGCGCCAGAGTTTCAACATCGCGGCGTTTACGATGTCCGCGAGGGATCCTTGAGGGTCATAAGCCACTGCTTCCCGGAATGTGGATGGATCATTTCGCCGACCAAAGAACCATCTCCTGCGTCCAGTAAGTGTTGTAAGGCAGCCGGTTCGGCGAAGAGTTGCATCGACGTGCTCATGCCAACGTCTGTGTGCAGGGAAAGCTCGAAAGTATTCGGGCTGGAAAGCTTCGATGACGTCAATATCGAGGCCAGTTTGTGCGGCGAGGGTAGGGGGTTTGCCAAAGTAGTTTGATCCGTGCCCGATTCGTTTGCAGAGAAAACGTCGAGAGTGGTTTCGGTAGAAGGGTTCTTCTGCGAGCGCTTTATCCTTAAGTAAATCTCCTGTCCATGGGAGGGTCGGCCACATAAGGCGAGCAACTGCTGTGTGAATATCTCCCGATTCGCAAGCGTCCAGGAAGCGAGGGTCGTTGAAGAGGTTCCATTCAATGGCGCCGACCGCGTAGGACTCGCCAGACTTGGCATCGCATTTAGCGAACTTCCATCCTGGATCAGCGATGAATATAGATCGCAGAGACTCCTCCACATTTTGGAGGTTTCCTCCGGTGCCAAATTCCGAGAGGGATGACGAGAATCGGCCAGTGCTTGTACCAGCAATGTTATAACTCGTGCGAATGCGTCCATCAGGATCGACTGCCGTTCGTAGGACACTGATTTTATCTCCGAGTTCGGTGAGGGTGTTGATGAGTTTGACAAGCATAGTCGCGAAAGGGTAGTTGATGAGTTTGTCCCGCGCTGCGCGGTTGGTGGTGGGGCGGCCTTGGTAGATAATTGGTTTGATACCAAGGTCGTGGTAGAAGAGATCAGCGAGGTCGGTGTGGGATCGCCAGTTGAAGGTTGCGCGGCCGAGGCCGTCGAAGATGAGGCGGTTGAGTTGGAGTTCTAGAACCTCGCCGGTCTCGAAGAGTTTGTCGATAACCTCGCTGCGGCGGGTTTGGTCGACAAGCACCCCGCGGATGCGCATGTCAAGAACCGGGCCTTGCAGGGCGCGGGAGAAGGTATAGGTACGGTCGGTGGTTTCGTCGAGGGATGGCGAGATGGAGTTGAACACGTCATAGGTTACGCAGACATCCAAACCATTGTATGTTTGAGCCCGATCAAAGTCAGAGAGAAGTTGAAGATCGGTCTCATGGGTTCGAATTATTCTAGCCACTTTGGTTGTCCTTGTTTGCGATTTTCACCAAACGCAATTCGTAGCCGAATAGATTTGCATATTCCATTACAAGCTGAAGTCTAGCAGATCGGTCACCATGTTCTAATCGCGTCAATGTTTGAAGACAATAACCCAAGTGCTGAGCTGCTTTATTCCGTGACATTTTGTGGATTTGCCGAGCGGTTTTTAACGTGTCTAGTATCTTAGTTGCATCTGGCATGGCTAATCGTCTCGCTTGATGGTTTTGGCCTTACGCATGTCTTTCCAGGATGCTTCATCGGAGTAAACTGAACCGAGAAAACCGAGACTTTTTAATGCCTCTGGCTGCATGGCGTGGTGCATGAGCATGGTGTCATGCACGGCACCGAAGGTTCGAATGGACATGGATCGCCAAAGGAACACAATGTCGTAGGCGCCGTTTTGGAAGAGCTTCGGGATACTAGGGTCTTCGAGAATTGAGCGGACAAGTCGCCAAGCATGGTGCTCGTCTGCTGGATCTGCCCAATAGCTTCCACGAGTTGCTCGTTCGTCATCGAATGGGACAACGAGTGCCAGATTTGGTGAAGGTCCGAAACCGATGCATGTAACACGGTCGCCGCTTGTTTCAATATCGACAGAAAGGAGATCACATCCTCTGACGTGTTGGTCGATAAATTCCTCGATGTCGGCGATGGTTGGTTCGACCCAGATTTCACGCTCGGGCCTCCGAATTTCTGGGAATGCTGATTCGCGTTTGGCCTTCATCAAGTCCGCGATTAGGACAGGGCGGTTGTCCCAGGCGCGCAGGATTGCAGCAGGGTGGTAAGTTGGAAGCAGTTTAAAGCCAGCGACAGTAAGGCTACTAACAAGAGTAGTGCCACGAATTTTTCCGATTCCGGTGTGGCCAGTAAGAGCCCAGAGAGCGACATTGCCAAGACAAACAATGATATTTGGATTATGGTTAAGGAGTTCATCGCCGAGCCTTTCGAGTTCTGGAGCGAATTCTGCGCGGATGAAGTTGCCATCGGGTTTGGGGTGGCGCTTGTCAAGAGTGAGTTTGCAAATCGGGTAACCGGGGATGGCGTTGAGTTTGGCGCCGAGGAAGTGGCCCATGTGGTTGCCGGGCGGGTGGATGTTGAAGACGTTGGTCCGGTGGACTTCGGGGTGGGCGTCCCATATGCGGATGATATGGTGGTTGTCTTGGGTAGCGTAGTAGGCGTTGATGCGGGAGTGGTCCGCTTCGGTGAGGGTGATCATCTCGGCTTCGGCCATCATGCGGATGAGTTCGATACCGGATGGGCCGATCAGGGTTGAGGAGTGGCGAGCTTCTGCTTCGCCACGAGCCTCAGCAAGGAGGAGGATTGGGATCATCGGTACTCGACCCAATTCTCTGGGGCCATGTTCTCGATTATGAGTGTATAGTCATTGAAACGCCCGTGAAACCGCCCGTCTACAATCAGGCAATACGCACGAATTTCATTGTACTCGGCCTCGGTCACGGCCAAACGCAGGCGGTTGGAATCAAGGCCAAGGCTTGCTCTGGTCAGATCAATTAGTACCTGAGGAACTTCCATAGCACATTCACCGTTAACGTGAGAATTGGTGTCACTTGGTGCAGCGATTGGCAACGAGTATGGCGTAACCAGCGATGTCGATCCAGTGATCTCGGAAGTTCGGATCGCCAGCGAGGATGCGGCCGATCTTGTGGGCGATCATGTCGAGGGTTTCCTGCTGACAGACATTGAGTTCGGCCCAAAAGTTGTTGCCGTAGCGATCGGGGTTGTGTATGACTTCTTTCAGTTCCTGAGTGATAAGCGCGTGGTGGAGGAAGTCGCCGTGGGTCTTGGCGCGATCGGCGAGGAGGTTGGTAAGGTCGATGGGCATGGGAGGGTCCTTGGTGGTTGGGAGGGGAAGCGATCCCCTCCCGGTTGATGGTTACTCAGCGCGAGCCGAACGCTGGGCCTCGAAGAAGATCTGCCCGTCGTCCGAAGAACGATGTTTGAACACGACTAGGACCTGGGCGCCGATGACCGCGTCGTTACGATCGGCACGAGAGGCGGCGTCGGAGAGGTCGAGTCCGGCGTGTTCGTGGAATTGGTCGAGGCGAAACACGGCGTCAGCAGTGAGGTAGAAAGTGATCGAGGAGGCTTTGCCCGAGGCGCCGCCGACCGCAGCGAGTTCTTCCTCGTCGACATCCTCGAGGGCCTGGAGGATGTTGAGCTTGAAGCGGATGAACGGGGTGCCTTTCTTGGGGGATTTGTCGAGGTCGTACTGGCCAATGGTGCAGAGGTAGGTGCCTTCGGGAAGGGGCTTCGGGCGAATGACTTCGGTGGGGGATTCGTTGAGGATGGAGGAGAAAAGGTCAGCCATGGTTTTGCTTTCGAGGGTTGGTTAGATTTTACGCAGTGCGGGCTTCTTCGGCTCGGATTGAGCCTTCTCTACGGTTTGCCCACGAAGGACCGCAAAGAATTCGGCGAGGCCTGTTTCAGGATCGAGTGAGCGATCGGACAGGGCGTCGGGGCGTGTGTTGGCGAGGTCGATCATAAGATCGGATTTGAGCTGGATCTCGCGTTTCTCGCCGCGCTTGGTAATGCGAAGGTAGTTGGGGAAGTATTGAGGGATTTTGGGCGAGAGCTTTTGGCCGACGCCCTGGGGGAAGATCTTGGTGTTGCCGTCGGGGAGGGTTTGGTAGACGCCGTGGCAGATGACGATGACATTGGTGGCAAAGCGTTTGGAGGTTAGGGCAGCGAGTTGCTTTTCAACGTCGTCTTGGGCGTTACCGTAGATTGCGCGGCCATCAGCTTCACCGGACTTGCCCTTGGGGATCATGACTTCGTGGAAGTTGTAAGCGGAGTCGCACCAGCGGGAGAGCGAGTCGATGACGAGGATGGTATCGGGCCCCCACTCGGATGGGGAGCCAAGGTCGATGACTTCGCCAGTGTCCTCGTCGGTGTATTTCCATTCGTTGAGCATCTTGAGGGAGTCAATCCACGCACGGGGCTTGCCGTCGAGGATCATCCCGGCTGTGGATGGTTTGAATTTGTCGCGGAGCGGACGGTACTCGACGTTGGAGAGCTTGTCGGGTGCAACCTTGCGAACGCGTTGGGCGAAGGTGTCGAGGAGGTTGTCGAAGTCGAGGATGCGGAGTTTGTACCCGGCGGTGACGAGGGAGGCGAGGGAAGTCGTCTTACCGGATTTTGCATCGCCGAGGTAGAGAAGTTTGACGAAGTTGGAGGAGTGGTGATCAGCGAGCGAGGTCATCGGGGTTTACCTTTTGAATGGTGATGCGAACTGTGTCACCACGGGCGAAGTCTGGTTTGGATGGACCGGTGAAGAATCGGTTGCCGAGAGTGATGAAGAACCAGTTGCCGGAGTCGGCGCCGATACCGACAATGGTGTCGTAGGTGGTGAAGATTGGTTGGGTCAACGCGGGTGCAACGGGTTCCATCGGTCCTCCAGTGGAAGTTTATCGAAGTCAGAAGCAAGAAAGCGATCACGGATGCCGGGGGACTTGGCGCAGCAAGAGCGGAATTTGCAGCCGCTGAATTTGTCGCAGGCAGTGTCGTTCATGGGCCAGTGATTGGTTTCGGTGTAGAATTCGTTGGTGCGGAGGAGGATCTTGAGATCGTCGAGCCATTCGTCGAGTTGATCGTCGGTGCGATAGGTGAAACCCCGAGCGAATTGGTTGGGCTTTTCGAGAAGGATTTGGGCTGCGTCGATGACAACGCCGCGGATCGGAGTGTTGAGGATGATCCGCCCGGCGAGGGTGTAGAGGGTTATTTGGTTGTGGGGCTCGTATTGGGCGAAGTAGTATGGAGATAGGGTGGTGGTGGTGGTTTTGCGATCCATCACCAGGAGTTGATCGTTGAAGGTAACAACGCGATCGAGGTGGCCGGAGAGGAGGTAGGGTTGGGCGAGACTGGATTTCGGCCCCCAATCAAGCTCGAAGCGAAAGCTTAGCTCGACCGCTGGGGTGCCGTCGGTTTTGATGTAGGTCTCGGCTGGGTCTGGATCGAAATGATCCAGGTAGTCGAGTATGAGGCCAAGTAGAGTGACACGGTTTTTGTATCGACCAGCTTTGGTAGATTGATCTGGAAACCAATCTGCCGTACGAAGATGGGTCTTCTGCAGGACAATGTAAATTGCAGCTTCCCGATCGTGATCTTCTTCGGCCATGAGCCGGTCGAAAAGTTCCAGTGCGGCATGGTATTCGATCCCGAAGCGGAGGTGAATGGATTCATCGCGGGAGCCCCAGCCTTCGATGATGGTGAGTTGGTAGAGGCGCGGGCAGGTCTTGAGGAGGCCGAGGCAGGTGGAGTCCCAGGCGAATTGCAGGTCGGTGTCGGGGAGGAATGGTGATGCGGTGGCGAGGGTAAGAGCGGACTCGTCGAGAGTTTGGTCGGGCATGGGGTTAGATCCTCCGGAGGCCGAGCTTTGCTTGTGGTTTGGCGGATGGAAGGTTGAGGATCGCGTCGAGGTCAAGTTTGGGGCCGGTGGAGGGTTTGGTGGGTTTCTCACCGACGGCGCGGCGAGCGCGTTGGCGGCGGTAGTAGGTGACGAGGGCTTCGAGATCGGAGTTGGAGAGTGGCGGGGTCTTGGCGTTGATCTCGGAGATTCGTGACATGAGGATGTCGAGATCAGTCGGGGCGGATGGCTCGGTCATTTGGGAAGGCGCCCTTGTTCGATTGTTGCGGATGGTTTTAGGAGGTATATCAAGTTTGGGTCCGGGGTTCGGGCGATGATGTATTCTTTGCACTCTGGCGGACGGAGTTTGTTGAGCATGTAGACGGCTTGGTCGGGGGAGTTGGTGGTGAATTTGATCCCGATTTCCTCGACGGTGGCTCGGGACCAAAGTTCGCGCCAGAGTGCATCATTCGCCATCGGAGAGTTCTTCGATGTCGTCGATGAGATCTAGGTTCCCAGCTGGCTCGATGTAGACCCACCAGTTGCCTTCGGTGTCCTCACGGAGTTTGGCTTGAAGATGATCGAACTCGGAGGTATTGTGAAGAGGGTGGTCGGATGGGTAGGTGCGAGAGTTTTGTCGGCGAGCGAGGGCACGGGCTTGGTGCAGGCGCATTTGAAGTGTCTTTGCTTTGTTATGGGCGCCGACGGGGATGCGAATGCCAGAGGCAGAGTCTGCGGCTCGTTCGTAGAATGTGTAGCAGTCTTTGTACGCGCCGAGTTGGATGGGGAGGGTCATTTGGATTAGTCCTTGAGTTCAATAGGGGTGTCGATGGCAGGGCCCCAAGTGACGATGGAGGGATCGATTGGGACTTCGTAGCCAAAGTCCCAAATGCGGTTGGATTCGTCGATTGAGAGGATTGACCAGCCGTCGGCGTGCGGGAATTTGGCCCAATAGAAGCCTGGGTCGGGGAGAGGGTCGGTGTCGCAAGCGTTCATCGCTGGGGTTCTCCGAGGAAGTTATGGGTGCGAGCGCGGATGGCGGGGAGATTGGCGACGGTGTAGCGGGAGGTGGGCTTGGGGTCGAGTGGGGGAAGGTTCATGATTGATCGGCGGAAGTTGAGGCGAGCGAGGAGTTCGGTCGGGGAGTCAGCGGTGCGAGCTTGCTGGGAGGATCGGCGAGCTTGGAGTTTGGACCGGCGAAGGTTGCGAAACATGGGAAGGTTGCGGATTTTCATGGACGGGGGCCTTGTCGTATTGGGTGAGTTTGTATGTTCGAATAACTTTGGCGAGGATGTCGCCGTAGTGCGGGGCGGTGGCGTATCCGCAGCCGCCTTCGGAGCGGGGGCCAAGGAGGCGGACGAATGCGAAGGGATTGGGGAGAACGGCTCGGGCTCGGGCGTAGATGGGGGAGGTGGCGAGGAGTTTGGCGTGAGCGGAGAAACCGACTGTGGGGTTGGGGTAGTTGGCGAAGTCTTGACGGATGGTGATGGTGCGACCGTTGATGACTTCGTGGGTCCAGCAGGTTGTGGCGGATTGGTTGGGGCGGGCTTTGATGCCGAAGTAGTTGAACTTGCCGGACTGACGGGTGAACCAAGCGGATTCGATTATGCCCTGGGCGAGGGTGACGGAGGCGGGGATGCCGAAGGCGGATTCGGCGGATTGGGCTGCGGCGATGTGGAATGGGGAGAGAGGCATTTATTCATCCTCATTGGTTTTGGACATTGTGTCCATTGCTTCGTCATACCATTCCCAATGACATACACCGGACCTTTCGAGTGCGGTGAGTTTCTCCTCGGCGAAGAGTAGTTCTTTGTAGCGAGTTATGGTGATGGTGATTGTTTCTTCGGATTGGGAGAGTGGCATCAGCGTGGGTTCCTGGTGGTAGGGATACGGGTTCTGGCGTGGCGATCGCATTCGTCTTCGAGGTTGTGGACTTGAGTCTCAAGCGTGTCGATGATGGTTTGGATTTTCATCCGCTCTTCTTTGGCGCTGGCGATGTCGCGAAGGATGCGGTTGATTTGGGTTTGGATGGTTCGCTCTGCGAGAGTTGCACGTGGCATAGTGGGCTCCTTTGGTTTGCGTAGTATACAGGATATAGTGGGATATGTCAAGGAGTATTTTGATCGGTGGTGGTTTGTTTTTCATCCTCCGAACAGCCCTAAGTGAATAAACAATACCCCCCTCGGGCGCGTATCGGCGTTTCATTTTACCACCTTGCATGTCTGTTCCCACGCGGCGATCGAGACCGGCACGAGCGGGCGAATGAGATCGAGCATCGCTTCGGCGTAGACGCGGATCTCGTATTGCGCGTGTGGGTGCAAACGCAGCGTGAGGAACTTAAGCAGATTCAACAAATCAACCTTCGCGAACATGCGTGAGTAGGTGGCGACAGGAAGCACAGTGCGTGCGAGTTCTCGCGGCCAATCACATGCGAGTAGGCTTTGGTAAACGGCAAACGCGCGGGCGTGATGCGTTTTCACAAGATCAAGTTGTTGCTGGCGATCACCCTGGGTGTCGTCGTCCAACGGGAAACCTATATCGCGTGCCTGTTTGTTTGATGCTGACTGAACACCAATCGTTTCGATCTGCGGAACATAGACGTTGTCCGGCAACTCCGTGTATCGCGCCGACACCTCGTTGAACGACCATGTGCGGTGACGATGCCATTGTCGAAACACGAAGATAGGGGCCTTCACTTCGAACTGAAACTCGACGCTTTCGAACGGAGACGTGTGATGGTTGTTCCACAAGTAGCGGATCAATTTCTCGTCCGATTTCTCGTTATCGCCGCCGCGCCAATCGGCGTCGTAGGATACGCGTGCCGATCGGACGACGGACAGGTCCGAGCCCATGTGATCCACAAGGCGCACGTAACCGTGATCTAGAACGGCTATGCTTTTATTCGTCATGATGTCTTCGGTCATTTGTTAAGCCCACCTTTTGTTGATTGCCTTGCATTGGTCTAGAGTAATAAAATTATGCGCTGCTGCCACGCCTTGCAGCCAACCGAGCCAGCGGCCAAATTTGGCCTCGCTGAACGCCTCGGGATTTTCGAGGATGCGGCGTAGCATATCTTCATGATGCGCGAATGATAAGTGTTCATGGATAAATGTTAATAAAAGCGTATCCCAGGCTTGCCATTTCCCACGCACGAACTCTAGAGTTTCTTTGAAAGCTTCGATCTGATTCATTTTGTCATCTCCTTGTAGCCCGGCGCGAATCCACGCCTCACGTCGCGAGTTAGCAACATTAAACTGCCTGATGGCGCGCATGTATTCCGTGCTGGCTTTCACTCGTTCATCGAATGTTAGCCCCGCGACATTCATTGCCACGTGATATTCGACGGTTCTTCTCGCACTCTCATATTCCGCGGCAATTTGTTCGGCGCTATCCATTAGCACTCTCCCCGTAGCACATCGTCGGCTACTTCTCTGGCCCATTCGATTTCACTTCCGCCGTTCGCCACGAACTCGTCGCACTCGCCGTTTACGATTTCGCGGAGCGCCGATTCCAGCCGCGCGAGGCGGGCGCGGAGAGTGGCGAGTTCGGCACTGCACACAGCTTTGAAAATGGCGTACTTGGCGTCGCCGCTTTTGCGATCCGCTTCGACTTTCAAGGCACGGGCGTTCGCCTCGTCAGCCTGTTTCACAGTGTGAGATTGGCACGTCTCACAAATTCCAGTAGGGCCGTTGGTTGCTTCCGCCTTCTCGGCGCGCTCACGCAGGCTCTGTGCAAGCGTCGTGGTGAGATCGACGCTAATGAGCTCAAGATAGTCCCGCTCTTTCCGAAGCGCCTCGACCTCGGCGAGAAGCTCGGGGATGGCGTTGCGCGCGGCGGTTTCATGTTCGGTTGTGTTGGTCATTGGATCACCGAAAAACAGTTGGGTGTTGAGCAGGCTGCATGCAGGTGTTTGTTTGTCTTGGCGCGGGAGTATCTGACGGTTCCGGTCCCGCATGCAGGGCAGGGGAACTCGCCCTTGTAGCTATCTCGCGGGATAGCGGGCACTACGACGCCAGCGCGCATCAAAGAGTGATTCCGCCACGTATTCCAGGCAGCACGCTCGGCGGTTGTCCAGTCCTCACGCCTAGGGCATGACATGCCGCGTTGAAACTCAGGTGGCATACAGGGAGCCGAAGCTCCGGGTTTGGACATATTGGCGCAACCCGCCGTGCATTGCGGGCCGCGACCAGGGTGGTAGCTATAGTGCCGACAATGCTCTCTCGCGGTCGGCGGCTTCGGTGGGACCGAGCAGGGGAATTGAGTGTCAACCATTGGTGAGCTCCTTTCGTGCGGTGAGAACGTGGCTATTCTTGATCGGCGTACCAATCAATATCCTTGAGTAGTACGTCATCGGATACGTTTTCGATAATCCATTTCGCGAGCGCTGGTGCATGGAATTCTGCGCCGGGGTTTGTTTCTGCCGGAAAGAAAAGCGTGGCTTCCTTGTCCTCAATCTCTCCGCCTTCTGGCGGGTAGCATTTTTCAACCGGCCCGGATGATACGCCGGGATCGTAGGGCGTTGTTGAGAATTGAATGATTGCTAGTAGCTCGGTTGACTTGCTGGCAACGATACACTCGACGTAGATGTCTTTGGTGAATGTGTGGTGCATGGTTGGGGTTCCTTTTTCCACGGCCCGAGGGCCTGGGCTATTTCGACGTCGGAGTAGGGATCGGCGAGGAGTCGGCAGGTTTCAGGGTAAAGTTCGGGTTCGCCGAGGGTAAGGAGGATGTTACCGGCGGCGTCGAGGATGTGGAGATAGCCCATGAGAGGTTGGCCTTGTTGTTACGGCGGATGTAGGCGATGGCGCTGTAAGTCATGTTGAAGGCGGTAGCGCGCTCGCGGGTTGTGCCGGGGGTGGGTGAGGATGGCGAGGATCTTCTCGGGGGAGTGTTTGCGCGGGATGGAGGGGATGGAGGGGATGGAGTATAGGGCGCAGAGAACGCGGAAGTATTTGTTGGAGATCGCTGGGAGTGCGGCGCGAAGTTCGGCGCGAGTGGTGGCACCGGCGCGGAAGGCGGCGAGGAATTGGGCCTTGTGTGTTGGGTTGGGTTGGGTTGGCGCATAGTGAGGGGGCTAGCTGAGTTTGTTCGAGGCAAGGGCGATGATTTGGTGGTGGACGTGTTTGAAGAGTTGGGCCATGCCGAGCCAGCCTTTGGCAAGGAGCTTGGCCATGGGGGAGTCTTCAGTGTTGTAGAGATGCGCGTTCATGGTGCATAGTTCTTGGATCTCGATGAGTTTCTCGGAGATCTGGGAGTAGATCAGGGAGTGAGTGGGGAGACCGGCGTGGGTTTCCCAGCGGTGTTGGGGCATGGTGGGGGAGCCTTTAGCGGATGGTTTCGGGAGGGAGATCGGGATTGGAGGCGGCGATTTTGGCCATCACGGCCTTGGCAATTTTATCGGAGTCGGCGCGGCGGAGAGGATCGTCCTCGTGAATTGAGTATAGCGGGTCGACTTTGGCTTGAATACGGGCGAGGATCATTGATTGGAGTTTGAGTTCATAGCGAAGATGGGAGATTTCAACTTGAAGGTCTAATATTGCGGTTCGGAGATTGAGCATAGTGGTGATCAGGTCGTTGATGCCGCGGAGTTCGCGCCAGACATCAAGGTAGCAGCGAAGGGGTAGGAGGATGGTGTGTTCGAGGATGGTGGAGAGGATGGACATGGCGGGTTAGCCTTTGTAAAAGGGAACAAGCCCAGCGATTTCGAGAAGGGATAGGATATGGGTGCCTGCGAGGGTGAGGGTGTAGGGGAATGTGGCGTGTGGGGGTTTCATGGAGGTTGGATCGGTGTAGTCTACAAGGCCACGAGCTTGGAGCCATTTGGCGCCGGGGATGAACATGTCGTGTTTGAGGCCGAAGGCTTCGCGTTCGCCGGATTTTTCAAACCGAGCCTGAGAGATGACCCAGAGAGTGTAGATTTGGTTGCGGGTGAGTTGGATTGAAAACGATACACGTGTTGCGTATTCGCGAAAGGCTTGGGACATCGGGCTAGATCCTTCGCAGGTTTAGGACCGGGGCGGCAGGTTTGCCGAGAAGGGAGTCTAGATCAGGCGCAGGTTCGAGGGAATAGCTACCGCAGACCGTGTGGATTTGTGAACCTTCGTCGGCTTCGGCTGCGGCGATGGCCCGGGATAGGGCAAGACCAGGGTCGGAGGAGGAGTTGCGGCCAAGGGCACGGCGATAGAGAATTGGGGAAAGGCGTTCGATGGTGAATAGTACGGTGCAGGTGCAAGGCGAGTTGGACTCGGAATGGAAGGTGACTTCCATTCCAGCAGAGAGGGCGTAGAGAAGGTTGGAGGTGATGTCATCGATCATTGGGGAAGGCTCATTTGAGGACGCCCATACGGCGAAGGGTGGTAGCGGCGTTGAGGCGCTGGGCGAAGGTTCCAGGCTGGTTGGTGGGCTCGGGGATGGATGGGTTCGGGCCTACGCCATCGTAGGAGTGGGTTTTGATTATCCCGAGCATGGCGGATAGACCCAAGGTTGTGAGGGGGTAGCGTAGGACCATTGGGGAGCCGGTTGGGCTGGGGAGTTCGGTGAAAAGATTAAGGTTGTCGGTCCAGACGAGGATGGCGCGGGGTGGGGCGGCAGAGGCGGCAGCGCGGGGCATGGACGAGTTAGACCTGAGTGAGGTTGAGGTTGTTAAAGTGGAATGTGAAGTAGGGATAGTAGTCGTTGCAATTATTGGTTCCGGCGGTAAGGATGGTTTCGTTATTGTCGAGGTTGACGATCTCGAATCCGTGGAAATCGGTGTCGTCGGGGATGCGAAGGGCGAAGTTGCCGCGGAAATAGAGCCATTCGCCGGTGTAGGTTGCGCTGTTGGAGATCAGAAAATCGGCATGGGAGCGATAGCCGTCGTCAGGATCTTCGTGGATGATGATGGT